TTTTAAACTGATAATAAAAATAAGAAGAGGTGGCAATCAAATTATTCGTAGGAAACAAAAATCCAACAAGCGGTAAAGTACCTAAGAAACGAGGAGTAATAACCTTCCACTGTCCATTCGTTCGGCCAGACATAAGAAAAGTGGTAGTAGTAGAAACATTGTTATAACCAGACACTAAAGGTAATTGAATATCCTCACCTCGTCCAGTGGCAGAATTAAAAGCGTCAAGTGCAGAGCCACCGGTCAAACTAAGCGTTTGATTGGTGAAACTCATAGAAAGATAAGTGCCAGATTCATAATCATCTTCATTAATATAAACTTCAGCACCAATAGTCGTAGTAGTGGCAGTAGTAGAAGCAGTAGCAGGAGTAATAGAAATAAAACGCGTCGTCGTAGTCGACTGAAAACCACCAGAACAACCGCCAGAATCACAAAGCTGATATGCGAATGATCCAGTTCCTACTTGAGTATTATTACTTTTCCATACTGATCCTACATTTGTAGGACTTCCCAATAATGAAAATTCATCTGTACCTGCACCAGTATGACCAAAACGAAGACCTGCAAAATTACTAGAAGAACCTGCACATGCACTTGTATTAAATTCGTAAATTCCTCCTCCTACATTTGTTCCAACAAAAAAAGCTTGACAACCATCAATTCCAATCTGATTAAAAAGTGCGTATTGATTAGGTACTGCAACCGATGTTGGATTAGAAATTACTCTAATATATTTAATCGATGAAATGGGTATATTTGTCGGTAATGTTCCATTATTACATGTCGTAGATCCCCAAGTTGATGTAGCACCAGTAGCATAACACCCCATAAGACCTGTACCTGCACTACCACCATCAGAATATACTGTGCCAGTAACAGAATTATCTAGAATGACAGCACCAAATACCCGAGGTGCTGACACCGTCATAGCAAGAAAGAATACTCCTATTATGAGAAAAAAATGTTTCATGTTAAACTATATATGCACGTTACAAAGCCCCTTTCTGGGGTTTTTGTATTGTCTATCGGCCGAAGCCAGTAAACTTGTGGGCTAAACGCCACATTAGGTAAATGAACGCAATTCCCAAAAGGAAAGGCCATGAAACCTGCACAAGCCATAGACCAAACGATACAGCAGAACCGACAAGACCGACGAATACTGAATAGATCGTAGAAGCCGAAAGGCCAATAGAACTAAACACCGCGGTACTTGTAGCGTCTAAAGTAGGCATATTTGGTTGTTTGATTGGTTTGTCATATATCGCATGACCTAAAACGCGTCCTTTGACCCACCCGAAGGCTAACGCCTCCATGACAGGCCTTCAGAGGAGTACAACAATGTACACCCCTCTGAAGGCTCACCATTTAAATTCACTTAAGAACTTCATAATGAAATAAATAAAAAGAGCGATGAAAGGACAAACTATGAACAAAATTAAGATATCGTGTGTGATCATTTTGGTCTTCCTAAGCCAACTACCTTACAAAAAATGAAATAAATGAACTTAAACAATATGGTACAAAACCCAATGGCGAACATAACGAATATAAAATAATAAATGATTGTTAACGCCATGGTTTTTTAGAAGTCATATTGTTAAATATAAAACCAGCGACCATAAGAAACATACCCACGATAAGTATAGCAAGACCAATAGAAAGATTACCAGCATCCTGAGTATAAATGGGAGAAGAGGAGGCAGAACCTAAAATTGAAAAAGTTGAGGTAGCCTCAAAATAAGTGAAATTGATAATCCAGTTACCAGAAGCGACATGAGCTGAAATACGAGAACCACAAAAGAAATTACCTGCAGTGTTTAAAAGGCGAAAATTAGCCGTAGTAGAGGCGTCTGTCTGATAATACCAAGTAGAGAAATCGTCGCAATACACATACGATGGAGAACCGACTGCAGGATTGAAACCGTTGACGTAAATATCGACGGAATCAATAACAGAATCAGAAGGAAAATCAAAAGGACAAGGAAGAGGATCATCAGGATCCTCGGCAAAACAGGCAATCTGTCCAGTTTTGATTAAAGAAGAGGAAGGGGAATAAGGATCGCTATCTAGAGTACCATAATATGCTAAAGAAAATTGGGGTAGTAGATATATTCCCGTAAGTAGACACAATAATAAAGCATATTTTTTCATTAAAATTCTGAATCTCTGACATCACGATCAGAAGTTACACCCATAGGTTGCTTATATCCCCGAGAACGAGATTTATGAGAAACACCCTTAAAGAAACGAAAACCACTAAAAAACTTCATCTGTGAGGCACGATGACGAGACCCGTGCAAAGGGCGGAGAAAAGAAGAACCAATACCATTATCTATAAACCGTCCCATACGATGTCTCATTTTGGTTGTTTTTTATATAAAGCTTTTAAAGCAAACGCTACCCTCAACAAAGTAACAAAATCCTCATCAACAATACACTGATGAACCGCAATCCAATATTCCTTCTTCTTTTTATAGGTTTCTTCGTCTGTCATAAAAATTTACAATAGGAGTGCCCTTTCCTTAGTTCGTATGTCTTCGCTTCGCGTTGTCGCTACGCTCTACGCTCGCATACTCACTAAGGGTATCATAGCCTCCTAATTTCAAAAAGGTACGTCCTGTGGATAACCTGTGGATAACTCGCTCTTAACAGGCAGTTTCCGCACCTTTTTTTTATCGGGCGTTTCCGTCGCCTTAAGGCGACGAAACAGCCCGATAAAAGCATAAATCCTCTCCTTTAAAGAGAGATCCCAAGCCTCAAAATACACCTGTTGACTTTTTGGTATACCTTCGGCAAGATAGTCAGTATTGTATGCCTTAAATACGCGATTAGAACCCCAATAAGTCTTCTTTGAGATAGGATCAACAGCCTCATTAACAGTCTCGCCAGACATTTCTTGAAACTCATAACGAGCGAACCTGACCCACGGCCATGAAGCCAATTTCACACACTTATAAAAACGATTTACATTACCGCGAGCTGACACTTGAATTGCTGTCGGTCGCTGGCTTATTATGTTCAAAGTACGGTGATAATGTCTCGTGTGAAGTATCAAACGGCGTTTTGACTTTGAAAATTTCGTCCCTTCATATGAATCAAACATATCTTGACCTTCGTCAAAGAAGATATGACAGTCATTCAGAGCAGAAAGCCAAGTTACTAATTCACCAGTGCTTTCAAACTCTTCTGGGTCAAAAAAATGCAGATTCTGGGCACATGGAATCTTATAAAATCTTTTGCGAAACAGAAGAAGATTCCTTAAAACAAGCCAAAAATCCTTGCGATCATCAAAATCCTCGACGATAATTTTCCAATTAGCATAAACAACTTTGCCTTGCTTAAGGAGATCCAATATATCAGAAGTCGCAGCATAAGTTTTTCCGTTACCAATAAGACCGTAATACATGTTAATAGAACCTTCTGACGCTTCAAAGACGTCCAAAAGATCACTTGTTAGCACGCTTTTACCTAATTCTTTAGTTTGCATTATGAGATGGGACACGTGATCCAAGAAACACTTTCAAGAGTAACATGAAACCCTCAAATCCCAAAATATAAAGAAAACAATTCCATACAACAGTCAAATACGGTAAAGTCAAAAAAGCCCCTTTAAATATGGAAGTAGCTGTAATAAGAAAATCATCTATCCCGAAAGGAAGAACAGTAACAGAAGGAAGCCATGAAGTTATGGTATTGAATATCATTATGACTATAGAAAATAAAATATGAATTATCATTGTTTTTTATGATGTAAATGCGGTACGACCTTTGAGCCTAAAAGACGACGGAGAATATAAAATGCGAGAGCAAGATATACAAATATTTCCCAATAACGAGAAGTGATCTGGTAGAAAGTCTGAGTAGAAGAAGCCTCGGAGCTTACAAAGCCAGAAGAAGTAGCATTTAAAATAGGGTTAAGAGCACCATTCAAATCAAGGGAAATATGAGAGCCAGCACCCACAACACCGTTAGGAATAGTAGCAGAGAAAGTCGGAATAGTGGAAGTGGCCGACGAAAGAAAAATACCAATAAAACGAGTAAGGTAGCCCAAAGGCCAAGTAGATAAAAAACCATCCCGAAGTCGTGTAAAATCAGAAGAAAGTGTCGTAGCATTTGGAACAAAAAGACTAACAATACAAGGTGTAAGACCTCCAGACAAAAGATTTGAGCAATTCAATATAGTATTAGCACCTGTAGTAGTTCCAGTCAATATATATTCAGCAACCGAATCAGCACCAAGATCAACTGATTCATCAAGACCAGTTTTAAACTGATAATAAAAATAAGAAGAGGTGGCAATCAAATTATTCGTAGGAAACAAAAATCCAACAAGCGGTAAAGTACCTAAGAAACGAGGAGTAATAACCTTCCACTGTCCATTCGT